CTGTTCTTGCCCTTTCGCTCCACAATCAGCCCGTTGGACAACTCTACATGCAAGATGGGGTCAGTGTATGCTCCATCCCTTGCTGCAGCAGTAGGCTTGTACTTGTCGCCGCCCAGTGCCCATGCAATCGCATCCAGTACGGAGGTTTTGCCCTGGTTGTTGTTGCCGCCGATGATGGTCAAACCGTTTGCAGACGGTTCCAGCTTCACCGCCTTGATTCGCTTAACATTTTCGATTTCCAGACTGTTGATTTTCACGCTCATTTTTCGTCCTCCCGATGTAGTTGTTCGTCTTCCCACTGGCTGTTATGTCGCCGCCATGCAACCCAGACCCAGAAGAGTGCTATTGCAATGCCGCCTAAAATCATTGTTTGCATGTTCTTTTGCCTCCTCTTTTATCCTTTTTCCTGCAGTGTTCGCAGGTTAAAAGCTGCTTGTCCTCTCGCTTCCTGCCGCATCGGGTGCAAAGCCCAGCGGCTCGCCATGCCGCTCTGACTGCTTTTTTCTTCGCCGACCGTTCTGCTTTCTGCTCGAGCGTTAATGCAGCGTACCGAAAACGGTTGCTTGCATTCATCGCTTCCCTGCATGCTTGGCAAGTAACAAGCCCGTCTACTGCTGTGGCGTTGTTGCATCGCACGCAAATGTGGTTGGCTTTATACCAGTTGTAGCTTTCCAGTGATTCCTGATTCTTCTTCTGCCGCCGTTCTTCTGGGGTCATCATTTTATCACCTCAATTTTTGGGCTGTACACCTCGTCCCTGCAGCAGTCCAATGCAGCCAGGAACGTGGCTTTTTTGATGTCATCATCCAGCGTTTCCGTGATGCTGATAAACGCCGCCAGCAACATCTTAGCCGCATCTGCTCTGTTGAGCCCCATTGAATGAATGCGAACATCACGTTGATTCCAGTCACCCTTTACAACGATTTTTCCCATCTTTTTGCTTCTCCTTTCTGTTTTTGTTTCGGCAGACCGGACACACATACCACCCTGAAAACTGCCAGGATACGTTCCAATCCAGCCCGCACTGCTCACAGTACATGTATTTGAACCCGTTCCGATATTCAACTTTCCGACTCATGCTCTGCCATCCGTTCTGGATGTTCTACGAACTCCGGATTCCGTTTGTAGAACTCCACAATCATCATCGCCAACGCTTCATAGACCGAACGGTCTGCCTGCTCCGTTGCAGGCACAACGCTGACTTCCATTGGTTTTTTCATGCTGCACCTCCTCCACAAACCGTATTTCTGTTTGCATTTGCAATTGCCATCCCAATTGCAGCCCATGTAACCTGTTTCTGTTCTTCCTGCGGCAATACGCCAAGTACAGTAAGCAGCGTCGATAATTCCTGCACATCCACCGATAAATGCACATTTGTGCAAATTTGATGGAGGGCAGCTAATGTGCTTGCATTCAGCATAAAGATTCCTCCTTTCAGACTGCATCCTGTTCAATCAGCGGCAACAGTCCATTCGTCTTCAGCAAATCATAGATAAACAGCCGCCCTTTCTGCGTCCAGTAGGTATGGACTTTGGTGTGCTGCTGCCCGTCTGCTCCGGGGAACGTCTGCGTTTTGGTGCTGGTGTAGCCCTTTTCTGCATACTTCTGATACAGCAACCAGTTTTGCCCTTGCTTATACTGTACGCCGTTCTGATGTAAATAGCGATTCAGCCAAACGCCAGACTTTCCGTAGTCCTTAGCGATGGAAGTAATGGAAAGCAAGTCTTTGCAGTTCAGAACCACATCATAATAACTTGCCTTTGGTTGCAGTTCTGCAATCTGCTGTTCCTGTACGGCTACCGTGGTTTCCAGCTGGCAGCAGTGCGTTTCCAGCTGTTTCAGCTTGGCGTTGGAGAATTGCAAGGCCCTTGCCATAATCGCTTCGGGGCTGTTCCACTGCTCCTCAACCGCAATAAAGTATTGCCGCATCTGCTTGCCCTTGTCTGTCCGCTGGAGCATGCAGAGTTCCTTTGCCATGGGGATTGTCAACTGGTGGTCGGTGATTTCTCTTGTAACCTGCCGATTTCCTTCCGTGCGAACCTGCTCAAAATTGAGCGGGTTGAAATCAGCACCTTCTGAAAATCCGTATTCGCACATTCTCGGAAACCAGTCCTTGTATGCGGTTTTCACTTCCAGGGCCTCCCACAGTTCCCGACCCGATACGGTCGGGCGGTCTACGTTCTCGTAGTTGACTTTGATTAGTTCATTCATCACGATACTTCCTTTCCGGCTTTCGCCGTTGTTATTTGTGCCCTTACGGGCAGTGGGTCGGGATACGCTCCCGACGGGCGTTGTTAGTATCAGGCAAAGAATGAGGTATTGCCAATGACTGCGATGCTGCCACATCGCCCCCGTGTTGCCGATAGGTCAGCAGAATTTTAGTCATGTCGGAATAACTGGTTTACAGAAACATCCGAAAAGAATGTTTCTTGAATGCAAATTGCTTCATCCAGTGAAAAACGCAGGTTCCCATTCAGTTTCTTTGTAAATGTGTTTGCCTGCACGCATAAAAGCCAGCAAATATCCTTTTTTGAAATCTTCCGCAGTATGATTTCAGATTCCAACACCGGATAATAGGCTGTTCCATCTCTCTTCATGTCATCACCACCTTTCAATGTTTCTATATGTTTAGTTGACGAAATATGTAAAGTAAGGTATAATAAAAGATAACGGAAGGAGGTGAATGTATATGAGTAACAATGCCATCGTATTGTTATATCGAATTTATCTGGATTCGAAAAAGAAAAGTGAAGCGAACGGCTACGACACAGTTGAGAAATATCTCTTGCATCACAATTTCTTTCAGACGGACGAGAAACTGTCAAAAGATAATTGGGATGAAGATTTATTTCTCACACATTTAGAGGAACTGTCGCAGCATGGATATGTGGATGTCCATTACGAAAACAGTTTTCGAATCGAAGATGCCGGGATTGAATATATAGAGGATTTCTGCAAACAACATGGAATTCTCTAAAAATAATCAATCTTTCATAATTTTCACAAGTGCACGCCGTTCTTCCGGCGTCATATTGTGAACATCTACAAAATCCATATTCAGACTTTCACTCAGCACTTCGGCTTGCAATTCTATTTCCATGCCGGAGTGCTCTATTTTTTCCAGCCCTCTCAGTTCCCTTATAAGCTTCTTCAGCTGGTACACTGTGAGAATCTCACTTGTTGTAACTTGAATCTTCATTTCCATCACCTCCTTTCCATTTCGTCTTTCAGCCAAGCGTTTCGGTTCTCTCCTGCCTGCTGGTTTAAGTTTTCCGCTGCCTGTCCTTGGCTGTGGTTTTCAGCCGTTCGCGTTTTGTCCTCGACTGTGATTATATTATACTACGTTTTGTGTACGATGTCAACAGAAAAACGATAAAAAGTTATACAAAAAGCAAACGATTTTTTTGTATAGTTTGCATAATGAGAACGAACGAACTAAAATCCCCTTGACATCGTACACGTTTCGTGATATAATGAAGCGGAAAGGAAGTGATGAAATGGCATGGTTTAATGTCCTAAAAGCATTAAGAGAAGCATCGGGTGAATCGATGTCGGAAGCTGCGGATGCATTAAACATAGCAAAAAGTACATATGCAAGCTATGAATACGGAAAAAGAGAACCAAATATTGAAATGCTTACAAAAATTGCAAATCATTATAATGTAACCGTTGACTATCTGCTCGGGCGAGAGCCTGCTCCGGATGACCCGATTGAAATGCTCTCCAGAGAATTAAACCTGAATCTGTACGAAAAAGCAATTGTGACAGCGTATCTTGCAATGGACACAAAAAGCAGGACGGATTTGGTAAAAATGGTGCAAACTGTAGCAGATGCCGTTCAGAGCGGGGCGGAATCCAAGTATACATACACTATACAAGTTGCAGCCCGTGGCGATGCAGCGAAGAGCCGGCAGGAGCAGGGGGAAGATGTGACCGTATCCACAACCCTTGGGGCGGTGGAAGACCAGATGGAAGAAACGGCGAAAGCGAAAGAAGAAGCATCGTCCTGACAAGAATTTTGAGAAAATAAGTAGGGGAGTTGTTTTGAGTGTCTCCCTCTTTACGAGGGAGTGGATTGAAATTTAACACATCCGCTGGAACGACAGGTGTTTGAACAGTTTCAACAGTTTATCAACAATCAGTGAAAAAACCGCCCTGCAAGGAATTGTGGGGCGGTACAATTAAGGAGCGATTATGAAAAGAGCAGTGTTTTATGGTCGTTATTCCAGCGACCGACAGACAGAGCAGAGCATTGAGGGGCAGCGGCGTGTCTGCGAAGAGTTTGCAAAGGCAGAGCAAATTCAAATCGTGGGCGAATACATCGACCGGGCAACATCCGGCACTTCTACAGAGCATCGAGAGCAGTTTCAGAAAATGCTAAAGGATAGCAAGAACGGCGGCTGGGATTATGTGCTGGTTTACAAACTCGACCGATTCGCCCGTAGCCGCTATGATAGTGCCATCAGCAAGCAGCAGCTGAAAAAGAATGGCGTAAAGGTATTATCTGCGACTGAACGCATTACAGACAGTCCAGAGGGCATTTTGATTGAAGGCTTGCTGGAATCCATGGACGAATATTTCAGCCGGGAACTTTCCCGAAAATGCAAGCGTGGCATTCGGGAAAGCATTATAAAAGGGCATAATTTCGGCGGTCGGGTCCTGTATGGCTATGACCGGAAAGACAAGCGGTTTGTCATCAACGAAGAGCAGGCGGTGAATGTACGGCGGATTTTCAAAAGCTATCTTTCCGGCTGCACGATTCAATCCATTGCAGACCAGCTGAATGCAGATGGATACCGGACGAACTACGGGAACGAATTTAAACGCTATACCGTTTCCGACATCCTGCACAATGACAAATATACAGGGATACACTACATAGACGGCATCGAAGAGCCAGAAACCTGTCCGGCAATCATCTCACAGACGACATTTGACCGGGCAAAGGAAAAGTTGAATCAGTCTGCCCACCGTTCCAGAGAACACGCCACAGGGCATACTTACGCACTGTCAGGGCTGTTGCAGTGTGGTGTCTGCGGAAGATATGTCTGCGGTTCGTCTGTAGAACGAAAGTATTTCTATTATGCTTGCCGGAGCAGGGAGCATGCAGAAAACAGCGTACATATTCATGCAGACAAACTGGAGCAGGTGGTGATAGATGCCTTGCAAACCTTTTTCACAGAAGAGCAGGTTTCCACGCTTGCAGAACGACTGTACCAAATCTATACCACGGATATGGATGGAAAACCAGACCGCAGCAAACGGCTGAATGAGATTGAAAAACAGATACAAGGAACGGTGAACGCTCTGATTGCGTGTCCAAGTTCCAAGGCATTGCAAGAAAAATTGACTCAGCTGGAAGAACAAAAAGCAGAAATTGAAAAGATGCCGATTTTGCAGCCGCAGCTGAAAAAAGAGCATTTTGAAAATTATTTTCGTTGGCTGGCTCTTCGGCTGGAGCATATCGAAGACCGTCAGACGTTTTTCCATACCGTGATTCACAAAGTGCTTGTTTATCCAGAAAAAGCAGTTATCATCTTGAATATGACCGATGAAATGGCAGACCCACCAAAGAGAGAACAGGTTGAAGCGTTTATGTCTAATGTAGGGGAAGTGTCCCCTTGTCCTACACTATACAAACTTTATGTTACGCCGTTTGCTATTTTCATTCGTGCAGCACTCATAAAATAAAAAAACACCGCCTTACCGGACGACATCCGATAGGGCGGTGTTGCATTAGAATAAAGTAAAATTTGCGACAAGTACAATATACCATTCTTTTTATGATTTGTCAATAAAATCACTTGTCGAATTTTGTCGATGAAAATTATAGCTTTTCGTCCAACGAAGACACATGCTTCAAAATCTGCTGCAACGTAGATTCTTCGGTGTCTGGTTCAGGTGTTGGTGTTGGCTCTGGTTTTGGTTCAGCCGGCTGCGTTGTTTTCGTAAAACCATTTAAACCAGCAGCTTTAATAATTGCTGGGTAATCGGTGTAACAGTAATCCATATCACACTCGCCAATAATACCGGGGATACTTTTTTGCCCAATAATGTCATACTCTTCGTTACCAGCTACATTATACTGCCAAATGCCGTATGGATTTTGATACGTGCATTTACTTGCGTACTGTGCACACCAGACCGTATAACGGCTTTTGATACTATCTGACAGGTAATTGTCTAAGTAGTAGGTACTGCAATACAGACCGGCATAGTATCCGGATTGCTCCAGCACACTTAAAAATGCATCTACTATTGCAGAACAAGCCGCCTTGCCTAATGCAAATTGTTTTGCAAGCTCCAAGTCCATATAAACCGGATACTCAAACGATTTACCTTTGATGGTCTGCAAAAACACCTGTGCTTCACGTTTTGCCTCGTCTGCTGACATCGCATAGCTAAACCAGTACGCACCGCATGGGATTTCCAAACGCTTACAAGCTGCATAGTTTCGTTCAAATTGCGTGTCTACCTGAGATGTTTCCCTGCCGTATCCAGCCCGTAAAATCGCAAAGTCAACCAGTCCGGATGCTTTTGCAGCGTCCCAGTCAATCTTGTTTTGACAGTATGACACATCGATGCCTTTTAAAATACTTGTTGTTTCTGTTGTCTTTTTGATACCAAAATACTTGTAAAAATCCTCTGTAACTGTGCCGTTTCCCTTTGTTTCATCGCCCAACCAGCGGTATCCTGTCCGCACATCCAGATGTGTGTACTGATAACTACTTGTGATGTTGGCAATACCGCCAAAACCTAAATCCTGTGCTTTGCAACACACCGTCTTGCTGCTGATTGGCTGTCCGTCCTGCCCATAGCAGCAAACATCCGCAGCCGTACCTTTGGTATGCTGACCGCTGCTTGTACCGCCAACCGCCTTGTCATGCTCCTGGCAGCGGTAGCCGCTTGTCACAATGATTTTGCTACAGTTCAGGGCGGTGTAGAGGGTTTCCAGCTTGTCGACCAATTCAGATGCAATCAAAGTTTCATGTGATTGTCCGCACTGACACCGGAATTCACGTGCATTGAAATGCGGGGAAAGCTGGGTATTATCGTTATAATCATAATGATTCACTGACATCCTATCACCCTTTCTTATTTGTCCTTTTTCTGTAACAAATCAATTGCTTTTCGGAGTGGTTCGGGGAACTGCACACCCATCAAACCTACGTTTTCAACCATTGAAATCAATTCATTCGCCATGAATGCGATACAAACACCATCTCTCACGTAGGACGTATGCAGGACAGCATCCACCTGCACGGCAACCACAACAAGTGCAAGCGTTGCAACCTTACGGCATAAACCTTTCCAGCCGACTTTAGATTGCAAGCCGCCTGATTCTGTTTTCGGGGACTTCTTAAAAATCCCTGCACAAGCTAACCCCATCAGGTAATCAATCGCCATAAAAACCAGTAAGGCTCTGATTGCTGCATCCCAGCCGCCAAACAGCCCGGCAATCAGACCGCCGACCGTTCCGACCATCGCACAAAACCATTCTTTCATTCGGTCGCCTCCTCTTCACTATCACCGTCGATGCTGACGTCCGGTTCTTCTTCCGTTTCTTCCGTCGGTGGTTCTCCGTCCGGCGTAATCGTAACCGGCACGTCCTCCAAATCTTTTCCGCCGTCTAAAAATTCTTGCAATGACATCAAAACGCTGTCATTTTCTCCGAGTTGCATTCCCGTTTTATAATTTGTATATCTTATGTACATAAGCTTAACCTTCCTTTGTAAGACCCGATACTGTCCATCCGTTTGCAACCAATGTTGCGACAGCATCATCGGATGCAGCCGTCCGTTTCATTCCGGTTGCTGTAAACTTGCCTGATTTGACACCGCTTGCGGCAAAATTTATCAAATTTGCGTCCATATCGGCTGGTGTGACAGATGTTTTGGATATGCTAATATTTTTAGGATATTTTGTACCAGAACAGACGCCTGTGATGTTGGTGCAACCGTCTAAATTTAACCAATTTGTAATTTTACCACCTAAATTGGATAAGTCACCTGTGATGTTGGTGCAGTTGCTTAAGCTTAGCGTATTTGTAATTTTACCACCTAAATTGGATAAGTCACCTGTGATGTTGGTGCAGCCGTTTAACCTGAGCGTATCTGTAATTTTACCGCCCAAATCGGATAAGTCACCTGTGATGTTGGTGCAGTTGCTTAAGCTTAGCGTATTTGTAATTTTACCGCCCAAATCGGATAAGTCGCCTGTGATGTTGGTGCAACCGTTTAAATTTAACCAATCTGTAATTTTACCGCCCAAATCGGATAAATCTATCTTGTTTGTAGTATCGTTTTGGATTGTAAAAGATTCAATGGTATCACATTCAAGTGTAATCAGCCCATTGTCTGATTTTACATCAAACGTGCAGCTGCTCCTCTGTACTTCCCGTCCGCCATACTGCCACGTGATGTTTGTGCCACTTGCTGTTGCAGTAAGTGTTCCTTTCCCGTGTCGGAATTGGATGGTTTCCCGGTTTAGTTGTGCAATACTTGCATTCAGTGGTGCAATTGCGTTGCTAAGTGTTTCCTCCGTCACGCTTCCACTTAGCCGTTCAACGATTCTTTCCAAAAATTCTTGCACTCGTGTGAGAGGCTTTGGCATTGGCACGTCATCTCCGGCTGCCTTTGCCAGAAATTGCTCTTCACGAGTCAACGGCTTTTTACTCATTTTCTGTTTCTCCCTCCGGCACATAATTTTCCATTGCCTGATTGATTTCCGACAAATCGTCCTCTGTGAGTACTCCTTTTTCGTGCCATCCTGCAGCATTAAGGATGATTTGATAATCTGCCATTTTCCCAATTGCGTCCAAAAAGCCTTTTTTTACAAAGTCTCTCAAACTAAACATTATACATTACTCCCCATAGATAATATTGCAGCAGTAGCAGTCTGCTGCGGTAATACTTGCTGTCCATTTACAAATACCATGCCATTATTTGCATTCGTGTAAGGGAAATTACTTTCGTCACTCTGTGTAATCCGAACCATACTATTTGCACCAGAATAAATGCCTTTTGTAGTACTATTGGTACAGCTGTAAATTTTTGCGTCACCTTGTCCGGTTACATAAACAGCATACTGTGCATTGCCTTTAAATTCCGTACCAGAACAGCAAATGTTCGACATATCAGAGACACCAACTGCATTTTTAGAGTTGGCATTCACCACACAATCAGAAATCCGAACTGTTCCATTATACTGTGCAATGATTGCGGTTGTGGATGTGTTTGCAGTATCGCTGTCGGTGTTGTCAATGGTGACTTTGGACAGATGCAAAAATCCATTTTCACAGACAAAATTCCCTTGAATGGTTGTCGTCGCTGCGGCATCGCCATAAATCCGAACATCTCGACCAAGCAGGGTCAATGTTTTGTCTGGAATGGGATAAGTTCCAGCCGCCAGATAAATCATGGCTTTTCTTGCATACTGTGCAAAATATAAGGCTCTTCTTAGGGTTTGCAGGGCTTTTGCTTCTGAAGTGCCATCCCGTGCATCTGAGCCAGTGTCAGCGTTTACATAAATCGTCTTTGTTTCAATGCTGCCTTCTGCAATTTTTTTCACGGTCGATAAATTATCCGGAATGCCACCTATAGTCAACACAGAACAGCCATCGTTACCATAAGCACCGATTCCAGAGCCAGTGTAATCAATTCTTGCTCCCTGATTTGCCTGAATGCCGCCGATATGGCGATATTGACTTTCGGCGTTGGAGATGACGGAAAATCCGCCATACTGCACCCATTCCCGCTGAATGTCGCATAGCCGCACTTGTGCAAAACTATTTCGAGATTCCACCCAATAGAACGAACAGTTTTCAAAATTGGCGATGGTGTTATACATCGTGAACACGCTGCTATTCCCTGTGAGGTCGATGTCTTTCCATTCCAAATTGCAGTTGTAAGCGAAAATCGCATTCTGAATTTTTGGCAGGTCGCTTGCTGTACCGTAGGCTTCAAATTGGAGCGTTCGGCGATACAGCTGAATGCCAGTGCCGTATTCATTGCTCTTGTCCGTGGCGGTGTAGGTTTGCCCTTTCTTCAGGCAGATAATCGCCTGCTGGTAGGCGTTCGCCAGTACAAGAGCACGGTCGATGGTCTGCACAGCAGTGGTAGTCGTTTTTCCGTTATTGGTATCTGAGCCAGCTTCTGCGTCCACATACAGCCGTACCCGTTCGCCTAATGTCGAATTGACGGTCGCTGTGGTTGTGCCGGTTTTGTCGGTGATTGTAATGGTTGCTCCAGTGTCCGTTTCGGTAACTGTAGCAATCGGAGAATAACCGTCCACGCCGTCTTTTCCATTGATTCCGTTTGTTCCATCCTTACCGTTTACGCCGTTTTTGCCGGGCGTTCCAGCGTCGCCTTTTTCTCCTTTTTCGCCACGTTCTCCCTTTTCTCCGGGTGTTCCTGGTTCGCCACGTTCTCCCTTTTCACCGGGTGCTCCAGGCTCGCCCTGGTCACCTTTTTCGCCTTGGATGCCCTGCAAGCCCTGTTCTCCAGTATCGCCTTTCTCGCCCTTCAAGCTTGACAGCCATTCGGCTTCCGTGCCAGTATAACCGTTCTCAACAGCGATTTCATAGGCGGATGCTCCGTCCGCCCCATCGTGTACCGAAGCAATCTTTTCATCAATTTTTGCAATCAATTGCTGATACAAGTCCGGCGTTGGCGGAACAACTTCAGAACCAGAGCTGCTGAATCCGGATTGCTCAATCCGCAGCTTGATGGCGGCAGTCGTTGCTCGCAGAGCCGTTTCATCGTCTGGAGCATAACCAAACAGGCTCATTTCTGCACAGCCGGCTTGCAATTCTGACGGCATTTTGCAGGAATAGCCATCTACACCAAGCGAAATATTATAGGTATTTTCGCCTTGCATAAATTGCACAACTTTATACAAGCCTTCCCATTCATTGTCAAACACGAATCGAAAAGATACAAAGGCAATCTGTCCATCTGCCAATTTGTCCCGCTCGATGCAATCAATCTGCTGCTTTTTTACCAAAAATTTCATGCGGTTTCCTCCTCCCAAGTTTTCGTTTCTTCGTTGAAAATCCAGTTCCCATCGCTGCAAATGATTTTGGATAGCACGTCCTCATGGTCAGCACCGTGCCTTGAATCCCAATTCGTGCCTTTTTCAATTGCATCCCACTGTGCTTTTGTGCCTTCGTAGGTGATTTCGGTCAGGCTGGAGCAGTAAGTGAGCATGCATGTTCCAATTTTCGTGCAGTTGGCAGAAATGGTTAAACTGGTTAGAGCAGTGCAACTCGTAAAAGCAAATCCACCAATCAGGCTGCTTTCTACTCGCACGGTAGTCAATTTTTTACATTCACTAAAAACATAGCTTTCCCATGTTGTTACGTTGAATGGAATGATAACGTCTGTAATTGCAGTATCGCAAAATGCATATGCTTCAAGTGATTTTACAGTGCTAGGAATTGTCAATTGCTGCAATCCGTGTCCAATATCAGATGTATTCACGGAAATAAAGAATGCTCCAATTCCAATTTCCGTCAAAGAAGATGGTAAGGAAACTGCTTCTGCGTTTGGGCAATCTTCAAACAGCCCGTTTCCAACTCTTGTAATACCATCTGAAATCGTGATTTTCTTAATATTGATATTCTTATAAAAAACGGAGCGTTCGCTTGACACATCTGTTACAAAGATAATCCCTGTTCTGTAATCATACGTTGCACCTGTGCCATACAAAGCCGCTTCTCCGTCATCGCAAATTGTATAATACACATCGTTGCCGCATTTTCCATACTGCAAAATGGTTCTGCCGGAAGCCTGTTCCAATCTGGCTTTGATTCTGTCGAGTTGGTCTTTTCTGGATTGCAATGTATTTTCCATATTTTGTATGGATACTTTTAGAAGAGATAATTTTGAATTTTTCAGGCTTCCTTGAATGGTATTTGGCTCTTCCGGAAGATTCTGCAATTTTTCCAGAGCAAGAGCAATATTTTCTCGCACATTCGTACCCCAAAGATTGTTTTGAATTTCCTGTAATTCGGTTGTAATTGCAATATCTGCCATTAAGCATGCACCACCCACTTATTTGCAATTTTTTGCAATGCAGAACACTGTTCTTCAAGTTCTTTCATTTTATCGTTCAACGCCGTTTGGGCATCATAAACTTCTTGGATTGCTGTATTTGTTTCTGTAATTTTGGTTTCCATTGCAGCAACCGATTCGTTTGCGGCGGTGACATCATCGCTGGATGCTGCCTTGCCTGCCAGCGTTTCCATGCCGCTTGCAATGTTGGTTCGCAGTTCTGAACCGCTGCTGGTTTCTCGAATGACTGCAATATTACTGGAAATATCAATCATAGAATCGCTCCTTTACGTTGCATATCGTTTTGCTGCTCCTTGTAACCGCCCCAAATCGGTATCCATATAGGGTGCAATGCCTTTGGACACTGCTTTCCCGTCCAGATTGACAGTGCTATTCACAGACACCCCTTGCATAGCGGATGCAATGCCTGTAATCAGGCGGTCATAATCAATGAACATCACTTCCGTTGCGTTTACTCGTGCGGCTTCCTGTGCATATTTTTTGCTAATGTCATGCGGAATAACTTGCGAACCATTCGGCAGGTTGACCAGTTCGCCTCGTCCACCTTCGTTCATGACAGCGAAGCCACCTGACCAATCGTCAGTACCGTGTGCCAGATAATCGACATATCCAATGGATACGCCCGGAATTGCATTGATAATATCAATTGCAAAATTCAAGCCGTCAATGAAATTGTTGATTAAGCTTTTTGCTCCGCTGATTAAATTGTCAAAAGCCGTTCCAATGCCGTCAAATATGCCACCGACAAAGTCAGATAAGCCGTTCCAGAGGTTTTCAATGCTGTCCAGAACGTTTTCAAAAATGCCCTTTACCGTATTCATGACACTTCGGATTTTATCAGCAATGTTGTCAAAAATACCGGAAATCGTCTCTTTTAAGTTGGCGAAGAAACCGGAGACAGCATCGATGACATTGGAAATGGTTTCTTTTGCAGCTTCTACTTTTTCAGAGATCCAGTCTTTAATGGCAGAAACAATGTTTTGAATTGTTTCTTTGATGCTTTCAAACAAAGCAGAAACAATTGCAATTGCCAAATCGATTTTCTCTTTGGTCTCTTCTACAGTATTTACAATCCAATCTTTTACAGTTACAACTGCATTTCCAATCCATTCGATTGCAGATTGAATCCACCCCACAATAGAAAGTGCTGCTTTCAAAATCCATTCCACGATTGGCGTCAACGCCGTTATGAGGTCGCTGACAAATTGCAAAACCCAATTGATGATAGGCGTTATGATGGGAAGTAGAGCATTCACAACTTCCATTACCACTTCAATAATTTTCCCAATGATTGGAATGAGATTTTCTGCGATAACGCCCACAATCTTTGTAACAGCTGTCATCAGGGTTTCAATCGTAGGGGAAATTGCTTGAAACAGCTCACTGAGCTTTGTTCCAAACTCTTGAAACAGCGGCTTTAACGTATTGATTACCGTTTGTATAGCAGGCAAAATTCCAGAAAAAGCATCGGAAACGGTATTCCGAAAATCTTCACTGGTTGTATAGCAATAAATGAATCCGGCTGCTAAAGCTGCAATTGCTGCTACAACAAGGAAAACTGGCGTAGACAATCCGCCAAGAACAGCAGAAAGCTTAGAAAGCATTCCAAAGCCGCTGCTTAAAGTGGAAGCAACTTTCCCGATTCCGGAAATTGCTGTGCCGACAGCAGAAACTGCCTTTCCGGCAACCATCAAAGAAGGACCAACTGCCACTGCTGCCGCTGCAATTTTCCCGAATGGTACGCCGGCATCTTGTAGCTCTTGAAATTTCTGCCAAAGGTCATCCACCTTATCCACGACTTTACCTATCGTTGTCTGTACTGTTGTAACGTTTTCATAAATGGGGCTGAACAGCTCTGGCTGCGTGAGTTCCTGCAACTTTCCAATAATGGCATCTACTACGCCAGTGATTCCATTTTCGTTGAACCCAGCGGTCATGTCTGCAAATAAATCTGAAATTGTATTTGCCGCCGTTTGAATCATCGGAAATAAAGCAGTCCCAATGGTAATTTGAAAAGATTCAATCGCACCCTGCATGTTCTCAATTGCACCGCCAACGCCATCTTTCATCTTTGCCGCTGCTTCTTCCGATGCATCGTCACATTTTTTCAGGCTATCTGTCATTTTGTCAATCGTTCCCGGCGTTGCGTTCATCATTGCTTGCAATCCGGAAAGAGATTCTGTTCCAAACATCGTTGCAAGTGCCTGTTCTTTTTCTTCATCGGTCAAATCCGCAGTGGCTGTCTGTAAATCAGATACAATCGTACTAATGGATTTCATTTTGCCTTCGGAATCATAAAAAGAAATACCGAGCTGTTCCATCGCCTCTCGTGCTTCGTCTGTTGGTTTGGACATAGAAACAAACATTGCCCGCAAGGTTGTACCAGCTTGAGAACCTTCCAAGCCAGCATCTGTCATAACGCCAGTTGCGGCTGCTAATTCCTCCATGCTAATTCCCAAAGAAGATGCTAACGGTGCAGCATATTTGAACGCATATTGCAAGTCGGATACGCCAGCGGCAGATTGATTCGCAGACTGTGCCAACACATCTGCTACATGGGTCGCATCTCCAGCACTGTCTCCAAATGCTTTCATTGCGTTGGAAACAGTATCCGCTACCAAAGACAAATCTTCTCCAGAAGCTTCCGCAGCAGAGATAATCCCAGGCATATCAGCGATAATCTGGTTTGCATCTCTGCCCTTTGCTGCCATTTCTGTCATGGCTTCTGCTACTTCGGAGCTGGAAAGTGAAGTTCTTGCACCAAGTTCCAATGCAGATCCCCGAAGGGCTTGCAGTTCTTCATCCGTTGAACTGGAAATTGCTCCAACTTTTCGCATTTGCGTGTCAAAGTCAATCGCAGAATCCGTTGCTTTTTTTAGTCCAACTGTTGCCAATCCAGCGGCTGCCGTTTCTACGGCGGTAATTTTTCCGCCAAGGCTGCTCAGATTATCTCCAGCCGATTGCAATCCGCTGCCAATGGATTCTGCCGATTTTCCAACAGATTCCAACGCCTTACTTGCCTTATCGGAAAGGTCAGAGATGGTATTTAATGTGCTTTTGGCAGTAGAAACAATGCTTTTTATCGCATCAGGGACTTTAGAAGCCGCTGATTGAATTGCAGAAAATGCGGATTGGAACACGTGTTCTACAGTTCCGGCTACCGCAGATGCAAACGGCTTAATGGCGTTAATTTCTGCTGAAATAGTCTGGAATGCCTTGGATTCAGAAACCGTTCGCTGAATGGAATTTTTGAGAGCTTCTATTCCCGTTTTCGCCTTTTCTGCTGTTGAAGATAAGATTCCAAGAGCCTTATCTTTTGCCGCTTCTGCTAGTGACTTCATCTGAGATGCAGCAGACTGAATTGGCGAAATCAGCTCTTTCATTTTCGTTTCCAGATTTTGCAAAGCAGTTCCGGCAGCACTGTTTTGGAATGCTTGCATCATCTGCTCTATTTGCATTTTTATTTTTTGAATAGTAGGAGATGCTGCTGTCCATTGTTGAAATCCATCAGCAAGAGCGGCAATATCTTCCTTTGCGGATGCTGCTGCCGTTTTCACAGGTTGCATGCTGCTGCTAAGCTTTTCTGCCATGCTTTCCGCTTTTTTTGTTACGGTATTGATATTGCTTACAAAACCTTTGATGTCCGCTGTAATTTTCGCAGACAGCGTATAATCTGCCATACACTCACCCCCTCGCTACTATTTTTGCAATCGAATCCAAAGAGCCGTTCAGTGTTACCTTGCACTGCGTTGGGTCATCCAGATGGATTTCCAATTCTTCAATCGTCATCCATTCGTCAATCCCAAGTGGCGTATAAACCACTTCCACTTGAAAACCAGCCTGCAAGCACTCCACACCATCTTCCACTAGTCCCAAATCTACTGCGGATACGGAAAAAGTTGCTTTGGGTTCTTCCAACGCCAGTACATGGGCAACCACGGCTTCTCGTTTGGTATATTTATCTGGGTTATTCTCGCTAAACGAGAAGTTCACTTTTCGGACAATTGGTCCGTATTTGTTCAGCAAATATTGATTGAAAGCTCGTGATGCTGGATATTCACGATTTGACATATAATAATCTCCGAACTTCCCGCCGGTGAACCAAACAACGAGATTGCTCGGTGTAATTTCCGTATCATTTCCACCATAAAAACTGAATGCTGCGTATGGCTTTATATCTATTTTTCGGTTGCCATCACTATCGAAGTCGGATTCCGTCACCTCTGGATAAATCATTGTTTCCGTAGCGTCCGATTCTCCAGTAGTGTTATCCGCATTAGAACTCGACACTGGAACAATTCCAGTATAAAAATCTTCTGCTATATAAGAAGAAGAAACATCTGTGATATTGCCGCCAAGTTCCAGCTTTTGTGTCTTAATTGTATGATTGCTTGGGTCTCGATAAGCGTACCGAATGCAGCCAGTGTGCAGAACGTCTGTCAGTGGTTCTTTTTGCGTGTATGGGTCTACAACTTCTGCTTGAAAATTGCCGCCAAAATAGTCGATAATTCGAGACTGTAATAGCTCCATTGCTGTTTCTGCTTGTGTCCAATATCGTACAAAAGAAATGTTGTCTATGTAGTCAAATCCGTTGCCATCTGGTTTCAAAACTTTTGTTTTGCAGGCAGAATCTTCATAGACCACGCTACTCAGATAATATCCGTTATTGTAGTCCACCTGCGGGACGCAAACTTTAGCACCTTCTGGAATTTTCGTTTCTTTGTAGAGAATTTTTTTGCCGTCATAGCTGTACCATGTTCCGTTTCGGAACACGGTGCTTGCGTCTGTGTTTGCATCTACTGCTGCTGTATAGCATTGATAATCCGTCCAGAGGGAGAATACAAGAAAATTGATAAAATCTGGGATACTGTTATAAATAGAGGGATATGGCTTTGCAACGCATACCGTATCATTTAGCATTCCCAGAACGCCTTCGCAGGTGTATGTTCGATTCCCATACAAATCTCGCTCTACTTGTGTCGGTCGTCCAACCCATATCACATTTTCACCCACAGTGTCTTCATCGTGCCGCCGCACATTATCAGATACGACAGTAACCCAGCACTGTAAAACCTGTAGTACTCGTTCATCGTCTACTGGGATGGTAAAAGTAAATTTGCCTGCTTTGGTTGCACTCGTTTTCAAAACCGCATCTTTCAGAAAATAGCCATTCTTCGGGTCAAACAGTGGCAATCTCGGAATAATTCCGTCCCTGCAATTTTCAAATGGAAAGTAATAGGCTGTATACATTATAACAACCTCCTGCATCTGCATAGAATTGCAATTTGGCTTCCGGCAGTGCCTCCGGTGATTGTAACCGTCACGCTGCTGTTGTGCTGTAAATAAGAGCTGATAGAAAACACCGCTTTTCCGTTTGCTTCTTCGATTTCTTTAGCAGTTCCGTTGATGGTTACCGTGCAAGGAAATTCTGCAATGACTGTAACCTCTCCATAAAGTCCACCAACCCTGCCATTCGGAGCATACAGTGTTTCTGTAATTTCTCCAGATTCGCTCAGTGTCAGTGCATCCGGAAGGCTTCCGGAAAAATCGGTCGCATCCCAAAGGAATCCCTTTTGCAATGGAAAATTATCATAGCAATACGGCTCTATATCGGCGGAAATGGTGAAAACAGCATGCTTGGCATCTTCCATGGTGGAATCTACGGTGCAGCGTCCACGATAGGCATAGCTGGAATTGCTGTCTGCAACAATGGTACAAACTTGCCCGTGCAACTCTTGCCGGACGTTTTGATAGAGCTTGTGCCATTCTGCCATCGTACAAGCTGCCACAAATGTTGCAGATAGCGTTGCATTCTTGTAAACCGGAGAGCCAGTCAAAGCTTCAGAATAATCCAGTAATCCGTTTCGCCCTGGAATATCTACGGTAAACGTTTTTACTTCTGGGGCAGTGGCAGAAAAATCCGTCCAATATAGCCCCAATCCATATCCATCATTGGTTCTTCCAGTGTAGATGCCAACGTTCGCTTCTGCATAAGGCTGTTCTGCACTGATATATTGTAATTGATGGGATTGAATCCACCGAATTCCGGTTTTCCGTTCCTCGATACCATAAAACTCCAATCACGACACCTTCTTTCGCTTCCGTCCATTTGCTTTGTAAATCGCTTCTACCCATGCCGTTCCTTGTGCTGCATCGGCTTCCAGAACCTGCTGCACGAACTGTTGCTGTCGTTCTTTGTTGGTATGCTTCGGCTGCTTTCTCCAGAGTTTTTGTGGCTTTTTGCCTTTCTTCCGGAACGCATTGGAAACTGCATTTAGAACCGCACCTGCCAAAAGGTTGGTATCTGCTACGATTTTGTTTTCATACGCTTTTAAAATCAACGCCCGTTCCGTTTCGGTCAGGGCGTTGTAATCTGCTTTGGAATAGCCGAATTGTACCGCAAAAAAAGCGAAATCTTGGCTTTTTCGGAACTGTTCCGCTTCTAGGTCAGGCTTTTCTTTACTGGTCGGAAAATATTCCCATTCCACCAGCCTTACCGGAATAAAAAACCGCAGTCCTCCTGAATCTGTTCCAGCGTTGCTGTAAACAGTGTACCATATCCAACATCCTGTACCTGCTGCTGGGCAAATTCCAGAGCCTTCTTGATAGGAGCATAGTCCCCTCGGTCATCTGACAAGCCGTAAGCAAACAGCGTGCAAAGCTCCGAAATCGTTGGATATTTTCCATTTGTGATGGAAACCATCACGCCAGTAATGGCATTTCCAAGTATCTTTTCCAACTGCTCCATTCTGCCAATGGTATAATGCAAGTGATATTCTTTGTCTTTGATAAAATAGGTTTGCATAAGTTCCTCCTTATTCCGTTGTCAAATCTTCCGGCATATCTGTTACCTTTGCGGCATCTTCCGTGGAGAGGCTTGTGAGGTCTGTTAAAGCCCCGTTGCCAGAAAAGCTCAAAGAATAGGTCATGCTGTCATCGTACGGAGCTTCCAGCGAATAGTCTGTAATGCAAGCCAGACCGCCAAACAACGGCTTTTTCTCCTTGGCATCAATGACCTTCAAGCAAACCATATCGCCGTTCTCAAAATATTGCCCGAGCAGCTTGTGCGATTCTGCATTCAGAATGTAAATACCATCGTTGTCAATCGACCATTCTTTCATGCCGGGAATCTGTTTTTTCCAGCCGCCTTTTGTGTCTTTGCTGGACACTTCCACCGTGTCAGCACTGCGGTTAATGGTTAAATTCTGCTGCCCTGAAATTGCAAGCAGTTTAGAACCGTCTGCGTTGTAGATGCAAAGCAGAATGTCCTTCCCGGCTTTTGCCGCATCTTCTGAAAAATCACAGTAAAAATTGTTATCATAACTTGACATCGTATTTCCTCCTAAATCTTACATTTCAATCCATAACTCACCATGATTTCATAGGAAATCACGGCATGATATTCGTTTGTTTCGTCCTGCTGCAAAGACTGCACACCGGTTTCTGTTTGCAGCACCAGTGTAATTCCGTCCGGAAGCATGATGGATTCCGTCAACGATTCTTCTACCGACTGTATCATGCTGTAAATTTCTGTTCTGGCATCGCTCGGTGTTGCAATCGCATGAATCTGTACGGTAAAAATTTCCTTGAACATCGTTTTACTGGAAGCATCCCGTTTTCCGACCATCTCTACAAATAGAAATGGAGAAGGGGTGTCCTTCTCCACAGCATCATAACAAGCATAACCGGTATTTTTCCGGAGATTTTGCAGCACAGCAGCGGCAATCTCCGCAAAGCCGGCTTTTCGCAGCATCATTCTGACCTCAGTCCTCCTTTAGCTCATCTTTTAGCATCTGTTCAAATTGAGGGCGAACGGCTTCTACAGAACGCTGCAAAAACCGTTGCCCCGGAACATAGGAGGCTTTCAGTCGTTTCCCAATCTGTGGAACGAATCGTCCCGGCTGCTGCCGATGCCCATATTCTACATGGGGTGCATAGTGCAGCGTGTAGCCGACCGCTCCATTGATGGTAGTATCCGATTCTTTCGGCAATTCAGTTCGGATGCTCTGCCGCAGCTTTCCTGTATCAGCAGGCGTGTTTCTCGTTGCTTCCCGTGTCAACAAGCCAACGGTTCGGTTACAAACTGCAACGAAATCCGATTTTGATTTTTGCTCCAGTGCAGCAACTAACTCTTCTGTTCCGTTTAGAATGATTTTGATTTTCACGTTGTGCATCTCCGTTCTGGGAGGGTTTGATACCATCGTTCCAGATACAACATCCGCCACCGCCCATGCAAATCTTTGATGGAAGTAATCCGATAGTCTTCCGAACCAGCACGCACCACATCTGCTTCTTTACAGCGTGCCAGCGGAGCATCTGTCAACAGTTTTCGCTGCGTTTGGGTAACATCTCGCCCGACTAGCTCCGCATCCTCTGCCGTCCATTCTGTGAATCGTCCTGTATACCCATTACAAGCTGCACAAGGCTCTTGTAATGTAGTAATAGGATTGCCTAAAATATCTGTTCCGGTCTGGATGGCTTTTAAGAGATGAATGGGGAAATAGTGCATGGTTGCTGCCTCCTATCACAAAAAATGAACCGTGCCGCTGCCGTTTTCCGCCGCCTTGGTTTCTCGATAAGCGGTAAACTCATCTTCGTATTCCGCCAGAACATCTTCCACAAACGTAGTGGAAATTGTATCCGCTCCTTCAGAACGAATGCCCTCATAATTCCAACGTCGAAACAGCTTGACCACGACTTCCGCTGCAATCGGTTCTAACATTTCCGGCAGCGTTGTTTCTCGCACTCGCAAGCAGATTCGCAAGCTTGCAATATCGCAAAGTTCCAGCAGTTGCGGTGTGTTCTCCGCTTTCGGTTCATCCTGCAAGCGAATCTGTACCCGCTCCAGCAGTGTCATGCTTACGCTCCAGTCGCAATCGTGCCAACAATGACACCATCCAGCCGTTCTGCAAACAGTACAGACCCCGTTAAAATCGTGGTCTCATAGTTTGCACGCGTATAATCTGCGGTGTGGGTAATGCCAACCAGTCCCGTTGCATCTGTTGTAAAGCTGAATGCCTTGTTGATTTCCCCACCGGAGATTGCCGGATATGCCAGATTCAGGTTATCGGCAACGGTTGCATAGAATGTTCCTGCCGGAACACTGGAGTTAGACATGACTTTGACATCCAAAAATGTCTGGAAATACGTCATGCCAAAAGCAGTCTGCGTGGTAATGTTGGTCTGCTCCCCAAGATATTTTGAAATATCCTGCGGATTTGCAATCACAATCACGCCATCGGTTGCATCATTCTCAAAGAGTACCTGCAACTTTCCCCAAGCATCTGCTACGGCGGCTTGAAAGCCAGTGCCGGTTGCTGTACCAGTACCAGTTGCCAAAAACGTCACCAAAGAGGAGCGAATGTTGCTCTGAATCTGTTTCAACAACTCATTGTCTGCCTGCGAAACCGCAAGGTCAAAGCCGCTGCGTTGGATGGCTTCCAGCGTTACTGCCTTCCGGTACTTCTTGTAAGCCAGTTCATAGGTATTTGCCAGCTCTACTTCCACCTTGGACAGCGGAATCAAGTCGCCTTCTGCAACGTCTCCATTCGCCATGGTTACCTTGTTTTTGTATACTTTGATGATAGAACCGTTCGCCATTGCCGTACGTCTGGTAATGCCGAGAAGTTCCTGCAATTTCTGGATGCCATCGACAAAGCGATTGGTAAAATCAATCGACTGTGCCTTGGCAAAATCGGTGGTCAAATTGGTATTTGCTTGTACTGCCATAATAAATTAACTCCTTTACTCAAATAAATTCATGTTGTCCCGAATCGCCTGTAACCGTTTTCCTTCATCAGGAATGGCGAAAATCTGTTCTTTCGTCATGCGTCCTGACGCTCCGGTCTTGGGCGGTTCGCCCTTTAAGCGTTCCTTGACGGCGTTTTCTACCGCTTCTGTAAACAGCGTTGCAAAAGCTTCCACCTGTGTTTTGGTGGTCTTTGTGTCCTCTGCAACCACGGCAGCTACCAGAGAATCCGGCAAATGAATGCCTTTTTCGGATAGCATTTCCCGTGCGGTTTTCTGCATCTGTGCCGCTTCCACCTGCTTTTGCAGGGCTTGAAGCTGCTGCTTGTAGGAATCCCGCTCCGTTTCTGCTCGCTGCTGGTCGGTCATTTCTGCCAGTTTCTTTGCTTCTGACTGCCGCTGTTCAAAGCCTTGGAATGCTTCCGCAATCATCTGCGAAACGGCTTCTGCGGTCAGGGCTTCCGCCGGTTGTGTTGGTTCGTTCTGTGGCTCTGCTGCTTCCGGTTCGGTTGCCGTTGTGCCTTTGGTTTCTTCGCTCATTCTGTATTACCTCCATTCAAGTATTTGTCAAACGCTGTATGCAGCGTTTCCAGTGTGTGCAGGGCTTCGGTTCGTGTTCGTTCCAAACCGTCATCGCCCAGCAGAATCAGGCAGGGAAGCCGTTTGACATGATGTTGTCTTGCAAGAGCGTTCCCATCGTATCCGTCATTGCAGCGGAATTGGTACAAGGGAATGCCGGTTTCTATGGAAAACTGCTCCGCCACTGGCTGCATTTGCTTGCATGGTGGGCAGTAGTCCGCATGAAAAAAGAGAAGCTGCATAAGATTGCTCCTTTCGTATTTTGGGTATGAAAAAAGCACCTGATTTGCTCAGATGTTGATTTGTTGATATGAGAACGCCGTACCCACAGGCTTGTTTGTTCTTGGTTTCCGTCCCTCCGCCAGTTTTTTCCCATGGTCGGGGCGATGATTAAAGTATGATATTTTCGATTGCTGCACGGGCTTCCAGAGCGGTGATATAGTCTGCCATCGCTCTAATCTGCAAATCATAAATGCTTCTCGGGCAAGTTGGATAAAAGTTTAGCTTTCCCTTGTCCCATCTGGCAAGCATGCATTTCAGCTTTCGATACCGGATAGCCACCTGTATATACTCCGCCTTAAAGCGTTCCTTATAGTCTGTGCTGCCCATCATACTTACTGTATCTTTCAATTCTGCTGGTTTGCTTGTTTCCATATTTTTCTCCTTTCGGGCATGAAAAAAGCACCTCATTGAGATGCTTTTCATATTTTTGGTTTTAGAGGGCAAGATTAACATGGTTGAATCTCAACATCTGCATATATTTCAGACAAAGATTTTCCGTCTATAAATGGAAATGTAAAAACTTCATTTTCCTCTGTTACATCATATTCATCTGTTCCATATCGAAGATGGTATATATTTTTTTTAAGTTCATCACTATAACAGCAGTCAATATATCCATCTTTTTCGCCACATGTAAAAGCCACATAGAACGCATTTTGCAATTCTTTTTGAATTTCCATCACATTTTTCATAGTATATCACCATTTTCTTTTCGTTCTGTTTCAGTAAGTTCTCTTGCACTTCCTCGATGCAATTCGCCATGCTCACCATAAATATAATCATGTGCATGTTCTCCAAAAAAGCCTCTATCTTCTTCTATTGCATTTCCATGTCCATTATTACTTATCTGCAAAAACTGATTTCCGTTTTCATCATAATAATTTCGATTAACGCCGCCTTTTGCATTCACAATTTGCGTAATAGAATTTGGTTTATCCTGCAAGGTCGTTTTCTCAACAATTTTGACTTCTTCTCCAGAAGCGGTATAAACGACTTCATCAAGAATCTTTCCATTTTCATCAAAATGAAGAGCAGAAAGCACTCGTTCGATAACTTCTTTTGCTTTTTTGGAACGTTCTGCACGTTCGTCAGCACTGTATTTCGATTTGTATTTTTTCTGTTTTGTTTTTATTATACCATCTTTCCGCGTATCTGTCAATAAAATTGCATCTGATTTTCCACTTCCAGAATCGGCATTCAACCGTCCATTTATCGTCGCCAAATCCTCCACCACCGGCATAACGGTACATCTGCACCAAGGGTGCATCGGTGGAAAATTCAAGCCGGCATTCCGTTTGCTGATTTCAAATGTCTGTCCACTCAACGCACGGCAAGTTTCACAGGTGCGGTGGTCTTCTACACAGAGATATTCATAATGCGTATAAGCTGCATTCCGTTCAAATGGTCGAATTTTCGCTTCATTGGATAAGTACGTATCTTCTGTAAAAACCAGCCGTTCTGCTTGCTTCTGCGATGTATTTTCAAACTTCTGCTGCAAGATTCTTGACATGGTCCTATAATCTTCACCACGAATCAGACCGTTTGCAATCTCGTTTTGTAAAGTCTGTGCTAAGGCTTCTCGGTTTGCCCAAATCCGTTCAGAAAAATCTTTGCCATTGCACCAAGGATTCCCAATCACAACTTGCAACATCTCGCTGTCAATCCGGTAAAAATTCGTCCCGAATCCCAACTGCTCCGCTGCATAGTTTGCATATTTCAACGCCTGTTTCTCAAAGTGTTCTCGAAATTTCGCTTGCTCAATCGCTCCGATTTTTAATTGCTGCAATACGATAGAAGTTTGCAATCCTTCCAAGCGGTTCAGTTTGTAAATGCTCTCCCGAACAGGGAGCAGGTCGGCAAACTCTGGATATTGCTTTGCAAATTCATCCATGTTTTGCAGCAGCAGTTGCTTGTCTGCATCCGGTAATTCTAGCAGCAATGTGCGGAATGCAATCACATTTTCTTCGCCATATTTGGCATAGTACGCTGCGATTTCTTTGTCCAGTGCTGCATATTCCTGTTCATAGTATTTCGACAACTCCGAGAAGAGCTGCTTTTCATCTTTGCTTAAAGATACATCCAATTCTTGCAGCCGCTTGCTCCAGTAGGTGTCACTCTGCATCGCCTGTCACCCGCTCTGCCTGCAACGTATCCACCGCCTCACCGCCGTTCTCCAAGTCGATTTTCTCCAGTTCTTTCTTTGGGTCATCGACAGCAGAAATGACAGAAAGCTGCGTCTCTTTGGAAGTCACACCTGCCATTTGAGCGGCGGTCTGTACCTCTTCGAGCAGGTTCTTTGGTGCATTTTGCGTGAATTGATAGGTGATACCCAGATACGCATCCGCTGCCATTTTCGTTGCCGGATGGCTTGCAATCAGTTTCCAGCGTTGATTCATGCCGGAAGAAAATTTCCGTGCCTTGTTTGCTGCCTGATTTTTCATCGGCTGCAACTTGTACGCAAGGGCTGTCCCGGAGCTGCTGCCGAAGCTTTCATCCGAAATATTTGCAACCATAGATTGCATAAAAATTTGGTCTTCCAAGCGGTCTAACAAGTTCTCCTGCGTTGCATCGGCAGAAGGCTTCTGCAAAAATTCCACTTGAATCCCGTTCAGAATTTCCGCATCGGTGGGCGGAACATGAATCACACGGTCGTTTCGGATGGTGTGCAGCTCCTGTTCGTTCAGTTTCAAGCCTTTCAACAGCAAATACGCATCTGCAAAATAATCCACATCATTTGCTTTTTCTGAGATGGCTTTTTCATAGGCAGTGATTGCCGATTCCACTTGTTCAAATGCTCCTTGCCGTTCCTCGTTTTCAAGGTATTCAATGAGCGGAACGCCTGCGAAATAGTGCGGAATCGCATCCAGATAATGCAAGCCGCCTTTATCTGAAAACGGAATCTCCATGCTGGAAGTGTAGACGCTGCCTACGGTTTCTCCATCGGATTTCTGATAATATCGCACACCATAAAGCGGCTTCCGTGCAATCGTATCATCATAAATGATAAAGCATTCTAACGGCGATGCATAAGTAATGCAAATCTGTGCAGTTTCATCCGTGTAAAGCAACTCAAAGCCACTTCCGTAAATGCTGCAATATTTGGATAATTCTGAATTATTGTCGTCTTGGTCATTGTAGTGCTGAATCTGTTCCAATTCCTCAGAAACAATTTCATCCGGGTGCATCGTCTTGACTGGAATGCCGATGAAATAGCCGTTCAGCGTGTCTACAATGTACTTCGCAAAGTTGCAAATAATCCGGTTGTCCGGCTTCCATGTTGGTTTGGGTGGCTCTAATTGAATTGGATGCCGCCCCTCGTACAAATCTTTCAGATACCGAAACCGCTGACAGTCGATTTTGTGTTGATTCATCCAATAGGAGAGCCGCTCGGTTGTCAGCTCTGTATCTGCGGAAATTGTATAGTAGTCTTGCCTTCGGAACATGTTGTCACCTCCTTATATCCCGCCAATCACTCTGGAAATGCTTGCTTCTTCGCCCATAATTGTGTTGACAAAATATCGCACGTCATCCATAGCATGGTCATTTTCCTTAATTGGTCTGTCTTCGCTGCACGATTCATCCCAGCGATACAAGCCAAACTCTCGAATGCAGTTCTTGCAATCGGGAGAGAATCGCAATTTTTCCGCCTGCAATGCAGAAGAAACTCGCCGGATGCCATCTACAACCGCATTCTTGCCTTTCCGAACGGTAAAATCTGCATTCCGCAGTTCTGCAATGAAGCTCGCTGCGGATGGGTCAACAATGACACATTCAATCTTGTGGCTGCCTGCCAATTGTTGAATCCGTTGCAGATATTGGGCATTGGTGAGCTGTTTGCGTGTCTCTCTGCCACTGTAGTAGTATTCTGCCGCTCGGTAGGCGGTTGTTCCATCATAACACCAAAGCCCAGCAGAGAAGGCGTTTAGCGTGCCATAGTCCACGGAAATATACCATTCGCCTTGCGGATTGTCCCGTTGTTCTATGTGTTTTTCTCGGTCAAACTGCGGATAAATCAGCCCCTCTGCAATTGCCCATTCTCCCAAAATAAACCGGTTGTAAAATACGCCGGTATACTCTTTTTTGACGGATTCTACATACTGTGGGTCAAGCGTTGTATTGTCTTCTAATAAAAAACGCATGGTCAACATATCCAGTTCAGCCATGCGGTCAATGTATTCTCTTTTCAACCAGTGTTGGGGGCTGTCGGGATTGGTCGTTGCAATCAGCTTTGCACCAGGCACACGCAAACGGGATAGCAGCATAACAAAGAAATCCTTTGGGAACAGCGTCAATTCATCGCAGTACGCACCTTGCAGGGTCAGCCCTCGAATTTTGCCTTCGCTGCGTGCATCGTTTGCACCTTCCAGCAGAATCCGCCTGCCGAACAGATAGGCTTCTTTGGCAGAGGTTGAAAAAGAAAAATTACTTTGCCCAAACATGGCTTCCAGCGGAATCAAACAGTTTCGTTTCAACGTGGTCAACGACTTTCCGCACATCAGATACAGCTGATTTTGCGGCATGGTAGCCAGCCAGAACCCCCAGCATACCAATGAAATCCACGTCTTCCCAGAAGAAACAGACCCTTCCAGCAAGTTAATCCGCTGCAACTTCTTTGTTCGCCACAGTTCCATCAATTGCCGCTGCTTCTTCGTGTAAATCATCTTCCACCCCCTGTTCCTGCATTCCTGCAATCAGCTGTTCCGTCATGCCGTTGCTCGGCTTGTCTTGCTTCGCCGCCTGCCGCTTTTTCAAGGTCAGTTCTTCCCGTTGTACGGTCTTTCCAAGTACGTCCATGACCTTATCAAATGCTTTGGTATCTCGGTCTTCCGTGACAGCCTGAAACATGGCAACCAGCAGCAGCATTTCATTATCTGCGTCCTCTTCCGGAATGCCAAGTGCTTTCAACAATTCTGTTTGACTGGCAGTCGGATGCAGGGAAAGCAGCAGCTTCATTTTGGCTTTCATGTCTTTTTTTCTGCGGCGTGCTTCTCCGGACTTTTTGCCTCCTTTTCTTGCAATTTCTCTTTGTTCGTTCTCTGTTCGTTCGTCCATCGGAATCAGGTTTTCTTCATTTGCCAACGTCCTCCCTCCGTTTTTCAGGTATAAAAAATCCGGACAGGAAGTTCTCCCATCCGGATTTCATTTTTCGATATTACCATTATAGCACAGGTTGACATTTCAATTCAATTCAATTTTAGCAAATTCAACGCTTTTCTGTGCCAGTTATGAAACGTCCCAACAGAAATATGCATTATTTCTGCGATTTTCTCCCAGCTAAAGCCCATGATGTACCGATACCGCATCAATACCCGTAAATCCGGTGGCAGTTCGGCGATTCCTTGTTCTACTCGCTGGACATCTTTCATCAGGTTCTCTTTTACTTGTTCATACCGGTTTGACAGTTCTTCCAACCGTTCCACGTACGTCTGTACCGCTGCGGTTGCCTCTCCCTTGCTCTTTGGCTCAAGGTTATAACAAACCGCCTTTGTGCTGCGTGCATCCGCTCGAAGTGTTTGCACCAGCGTTTCGATTTGATGCAGTTCTTTCCATTTTGCGTTGCATTGTTTCAGGTCTTCTTTTGTCATCCTCATTTCTCCTTTGTTTTCAGCTGGATTTTCATGAAGTCAATCTGATAATCCTGCTTGAAATGCTGCATTTGTTCCAGTTCGTCCGGTGCTTTACCAAATATGGGCGGTATTTCAGCAATGGACTGTAGATTCTCAAATAGTCTGTTCAGCCGTTTCTGTTTCCATCCATAGTGCCATTCCAGCGTCACAAACACCATCGCCATCCCCTGATAAATTGCCATTTTGTGACTATACTCAACCTCGTTCTTGTTGTACAGGTTTTTCCGCTGTAAGGCTGGGTTCTTCATTTGGATTCCCTCATCTCTTTGTTTAGGATTTCCGCTGCTTTTTCGGCGTTTTCTTCGGTGTCAAAATATGTTGCACATCGCAGTTCAAACGCATTGGAAGCTCCTATATGCCAGCGGTTTTCTGCATGATTAAAATAAACAAGAAACTTTTGTCCATAGTTTCCCCAGTCCGGCACATAATCCGGACAGAGCATATCATGCAGCTGCTCAAGCCGTAACAATAACCGCATTTTCTTTGCGACTTGTTCGGCACGCTCTTTTGTTGGAAAACAGTTACCAATCTCAAAATTGTAGCTGTCTACGTCGTCATTCATATTGTAAAAGCTATGGGAAAGAAAATAATTATCAATAAAAAAGTATTCTGCTCTAGCCTCCGGCTTCCACGGCTTCGGTTCTTCCTGCTTCTTCTGCATCTCCGCTTCTTTCTCCAACGCCTCCAGCTTTTCCAAAAAATCCGCTTTCAGGGCTTCCATTTTCTTTTCGATGTCGTTCATTGTAATTCCTCCTTTTCCGCCTCCGTGATCTGCACGAACACGCCCGGAACTTCCGCCCAGTACTTTTCCACCACTGCACTGTAGATTTGCTTGTCATCGCCCCAGTAGTGCAGTCTGGTCATGATGTCGAACAACGCCTTGCACAGGTTGTCCACATCCGGCTTGTTGGTATAGGGTTCGCCGTCCTGATGTTTGGCTTTGATCGGATAGCACCACTTCACAACAACTCGCACCGCACCGCTATACGGCTGTTCAGGGATGTGCTTCATCAGGTGTGCTGCAAGCTTGGCTTCCGCCTCGCCGTTGTTTCGCTTGTAGAAGTGATGCACGCCGTGCTTGTCAACGGTGTGTCCTTGTTGTTGGTGCGTACTGGTTGGCGGTATCATCGGCATAAAAAAAGTCGTCATATTGTTTCCTCCATTTTTGTTTTTTCGTTTGCGTTTGTCAATGAAATGCAAAGTGTTACAAGAGTGCCGTGCATTCGCACTCTTGTCACTTTGTCATTGACCTGTCAACAATCAAACAGTATATATATATACACTGTTTGACAGCAGTTTTTGACACCTTACTTTTTTCTATAAATATTTCCGTTTTCGATTTGAAACGCTGCATTTTCTTTCACGCGGTTTTTTACCGTATTATAAGATACGCCCAAATACTCCGCCATGTTTTGAACCGTCACCGTTCCGTCCATGTTGCAAGCGTTGAACGCATTTTCAAAAGCCGCTTTCTTATCGGCTTTCTGTGCCGCATAGGTTTCCTTTGTCTTTTTGCCCCGTTTCTGATTTCCACGTTGATACGGATGCATCTCGCTTTCTGACTGCAAATCTTTCAGCACGCCAATGGTATCTTCCACGTGCACCGGATACCGAAACCACAGATTCTTCGGCTCGAACTTCGGGAACTCTCGCAGCGTACCATCCAGCCGCCACGCCGTCCGCTGTCGCACCGTCCGTTTGATGGTTTCCATCTCGCTGAGAAACGCTTCATAGACGGCTGGCGGTAGATTGTCCTGACACAGTTTCAGGGCTTCCACATGGCTCAGCAGGGCATCCGGCGAGGCATCCGCCAACACTACCGGAGCATGCCGCCGCAGCTGTTCCACGCAGGCATCACAGATCGCCGTGTTGGTTTCCTGCTTGCGGATGTCCTCGGAGAGTTCCAGTTCTGTCAGGTCAAGCAGGGCATCGGGGTCACGGGCAAACACTCCCGAACCGGATGCTCTATCCATGCTGCGTTTGCCGCCCTGAGCCCCCTTGCTGTGGTGGTGGCAATAAATCACCGCACAGCCCAACTGCGTGCACACCTTGTCAAACTGGTTGCAGAAATGTGCCATCTGGTCAGCACTGTTTTCATCGCCCGTGATGACCTTGTAAATCGGGTCGATGATGACAGCAATGTACTGTTTTTTCTTGGCTCGCCGAATCAGTTTCGGGGCAAGCCTGTCCATCGGCTCGGTCACACCACGCAGATTCCAGATGTCAATGCTCTGGAGATTCGCCGTCGGCAGTTCCATTGCCTGATACACATCCCGAAACCGATGCAGGCAGCTGGCTCTGTCCAGTTCCAGATTGACATACAGCACACGCCCCTTTGCACATTGCCAGCCCAGCCACTGCCTGCCCTCAGCAATCGCAATGGACATTTCAATGAGGGCGTAGGATTTGCCGGCTTTGGAAGGTCCTGCAATCAGCATTTTGTGTCCCTGCCGCAGCACGTTTTCAATGAGCGGCGGCGATAGTTCCGGCATGTGTTCCCACGCTTCCGCCATGCTTTCAAACTCTGGCAGGTCATCGGTGACACTGTCGATGTAGTCCTTCCACTCTGCCCACGAACCCAGCCCGATGTTGGTTGCAACTAAGAATTGCTTCTTTCCGTTTCGCATCACGCCCGGCATTCTGGATAGACGGGACGGATTCCGGTTCTGACGGTCCACTTTCAGCCCGTTCTTGTCGCAAACGTCATAGAGGAAATCCACTCGCTTCCGGTATTCCTCGTAGTTTGGGGCATCCACTCGTACAATGGCGTGTAGGCTCTTGCCGCCGCTGTAAACCAAGCAGGCAATGGGCAGCTGCATTTCATGTAAAATCCCGTTCTGCCGTTCGATGTCCAGCACATCGGATTCTACCAACGCAAACCGATATTCCGTGACATTTTCGTTCTTGCCGCCCTTGCCATCCAACGGGTTGAAGCGAATCCATGCCCCGGCTGCTTCCATGTAGTCCCCGAACACTGCCCCGATGTCCTCGCCGCACTGGCTCAGAGCCTCCAGCAGCTGCCCAGCGGTGCGGTCGCAGCAGCCGGAGGTTGGCATATACTTGCCGTCTTTGTTCTGCCATGTTTCCGTCACATAGCCCACGAAATCATCTGCTTCAAACAGCGTTTCGATATATTGGGAAAGTTCCTGTGCTGGATTCCATGTTTCCGGCTCTGGAATGGGGATGTCCTGTGCTTCTTTTCGGCTGGTAACCACATAATCTTCCCCAATGGTGTCATCCCAGTTCAAGGCATGAGATTCTTTTTTGGAATACTGGGGGCGGTAGCCGTTTTCCAGTGCCAGATGCACAATCGTTCCGGCAGTGACGGGATGTTCGCAGCCTGCAAAGGTTCGCCATTTCTTTTCGCATTCGCCCTTGTGATAGCGTGCAGCATCTCGCTGTGACCAGACATCCCAAAGCGAACAGTCATAGCCGGCATCTTTCAACGCCATGCCCACGCCGCACCATTCCTGATAGGTTAAGGATGCAGGGTCGATGTAGTCCAGTAGTTCGTCTAAATTGTTATTTCTATCATCCATTTATCCATGCTTCACCCCTCCGGTATATATTCTGATGCGGTAATGCTGTTTGGGACACGCCAGCCGTTTGCAGCAATGCGGTTGATTAGATTTTTTGCCGCATCGAATTTCCAGCCGCCGACGTGCTGAAACCCGTACTTTTCCAAGCAGCGAATTTGTTTTGGCGTTGCCAGTCCGCTTTGCTGCCGCTGAGCCACCGCACGCAGAATCTGTTCTGCTTTTCCGGCACTCTCTACGGCATCGGGATTGATGCCCCGTTTTTCCAAGGCTTTTTTCTGCTGGGCGGTCGGTGGATTGGATTCCCACCCGAACGCCGGAACATAGCCGGACAAATCCTGCGACTGAATCGACAGTTCATATTGCAACGGGTCGACCAGCTTCGATTTGCGTTTTTTCATCGCTTCCAGCTTTTCGGCAAGTTTCGCTTCTCGGTCTGCTACTACGTCTTCGGATGCCCGATTCTCTGCTGCTTCGATGTCAATCGGGATGCCGACTTGCTCTTCCAGCAGCTGGGTCATCTTCTGCTGTACGGCTTCGTCCTCGCAAATCAGGCACGCCGGACGGCAGAGTTCATGCTTCTCGGTATTCCATAAAAAATCCAACAAGAGTAAGTGGTCTTTGCCCTCTGCCAGCCGTGTGCCACGCCCGACCATCTGACAATACAGAGCACGCACTTTGGTTGACCGCAGCACGACCACGCAATCCACATCCGGACAGTCCCAGCCCTCTGTGAGCAGCATGCTGTTGCAGAGCACGTTGTACTTGCCATCCGCAAAGTCTTGCAAGATTTGTTCTCGGTCATCGGATTCGCCGTTGACCTCTGCCGCACGGAATCCGTGCTGACAGAGCAAATCACGGAACTTTTGAGAGGTTTTGACCAGCGGCAGGAATACCACCGTTTTGCGGTCGGCACAGTGCTTTGCCATTTCGGCGGCGATTTGTTCCAGATAGGGGTCTAACGCCGTGGCAATCTCTCCGGGCTTGTAATCGCCGGCAGTTGTTCCAACCTGTGTAAAGTCAATCTGAATCGGGACGGTCAATGCCCGAATCGGGGTTAAGTATCCCTCGTGGATTGCCTGCGGCAGGGTGTATTCATACGCCAAGCTATCGAACACCTTGCCCAGATTTTGCTTGTCGCCACGGTCTGGCGTTGCCGTTACGCCCAGCACATGAGCACCGGAGAAATGATTTAAAATCACCTGATAGCTGTCCGAAATGGCGTGGTGTGCTTCGTCAATGATAATCGTCTGGAAGTAATCGGCTGGGAACTGAGCAAGGCGTTTCTGCCGCATCAGGGTTTGCACGCTGCCCACAGTGACCCGATACCATTGCCCCAGACAAGTTTGTTCTGCCTTTTCTACGGCACATTTCAAGCCGCTGGTGCGTTCCAGCTTGTCCGCTGCCTGTTGCAGCAACTCGCCCCGATGTGCCAATATCAACACCCGATTGCCGCTGCGAACTTCGTCTTCGGTGATTTTTGCAAAGACGATGGTTTTGCCGCAGCCGGTGGGCAGAACCAGCAGCGTGCGGTTTCTGCCCTCGTCCCACTCCCGATGCACGGCGGTGCGTGCTGCCTGCTGATAGGGTCGCATTTGCATCTTGTATCACTCCTTAAAACTGACCTTTGTTCCAGCCGCCCTGCGGTGACTGCCACGGCTGTGTGCTATTCTGTGGAGAAGTGGGCTGCGGTGCGGTGTAGGTCTGCTGTGGGGCACTCTGAGCAAGCTGCGGCTGGTCATAGGATGGATACCACTTTTCAATCTGGTTTGCCTGTCCAACGCCGCCATCTTTCTTGTCATAATTGCGGATTTTCACGTGACAAATGCCGCTTTTTCCGTTGACTTCCTGCCAGTTCATCCGTGCAGCCTGTCCCTTTTGCTTCATGCCGATGCTGGCGAAAAATTCCGACAGCTTCCATTCCATCTTTGTGTGCAGGAACAAGTTTTCCTGCAAGAGCACGCTGCTGCCGTCAGGGCTGAATACACGGAAGTGAAGGATTGCCTTGTTGCAAGGCGGAATTTTGTCAGAGCCGTTGTGTCTGGCACGGTCGAACTTCTCCACGGTGAAGCGATAATCGCCCTCCGGCAGCAAAATGAAGCTGCTTTCCTGCTGGATTTCATCATCCCAGCCCAATTCGTGACCCTGTGCAGTTGTGTTATAGTTTTCCATGAAAAATACCTACCTTTCTAAATTTACCTTGATTGGTTTTGTTTGCTTGCATTAAAACGGGACGTTTCGGTTCTGCTGAATCAGGTCGAAGATGTTTTTCCACCACGGGATGCACCAGCCCTCTACGAAATCCTGCGGATACTGATTGACGGGCATATCTTCCGGAAAATATCCCTTTTCCCCAACAACCTGTTGCAGTTCTTCGGGGGAAACGTGATTTGCTTCCATCAGCTGTGCAAGCTGCGGAAAGATGCCGTCCAACGAATCCGGCGTTGTAACAATCGGCGTTGCAGTTGCAAAATCCTGTTCGGTCGGCAGTCCGGCAGCCTGTGCCTGTTCCACAAGCTGTTGGGCTTTGGATACCGGTACAGGGGCAGGAGTAGTAGCAAAGAGGGAAGCAATCGAAGCATATTCCAGCGGCAGCATCTCGGGCAGCCCGAACCGATTCTTTGCATCCCACCATGCGGACTTTGTGGTATACATGACCCGATTGCAGGCGGTTGCCTTGTGTTTTTTTCCCTTGTCATCGGTTGCAATTACATGCGTCTGGAATGCCAGAAACAGGGTGATGTCCGACCACTCTTTTAATAGTGGTGCAATCTTGTTGGTCGTTTTGTTTCCCAGTTTCAGTTCCCAGTGATCGAATTCAGCGTCCACTTCCGGCAACGATGCTTTTCGGGTGATGGCGTGGCAAAGCAACGCAACATGGATGCCTGCCTGAATGAGCCGTTCTGTGCTGTCCAGAAACCGCCCGATCTCTTCGGCTTCGTATTCCCAGCCCTTGCCGTAACCGAAGCCTTCGATGCCGTTCACGTTATGTTTGCTGCACAGTTGTGCAATGGCAAGGCGTTCCGCCCAGTCGAATGTATCAATGATGACCGTCTGATACTGCCGCTGCACATGAGATTCCAGCACGAATTTCAATTCCTGCTGCAACATCTCCCAGCTGGTGGGCTTCGGCAGCCGCCGAACGTCCATTTTGGAGGTGCTGCCCTCGCAGTCAATAAAGACCGCTCCCGGCAGCTGTGCCGCCAGGGAAGTCTTGCCAACGCCTTCCTGTCCGTAGATGACCAGCTTTATGCCGGAGCCGGTCTGAATGCCGTTTGTTTCTTCAAAATTCATTTAAAATGCTCCTTTCGTCCATGTCTTCTGCATGGTTGGCGGTTTCGGCTGCTGTTCCTGATTGTTTACAGAATAGCCATCCTCAATAATGATGCTGCATTCCTCACCGGTAGAAACGCGTGTGGCGATTGCCTGCAAGCCCTCTTGCTCCAGCCACTGCCCGAATGTCTGTAAAGTGCTGCTATCCATCTGTTCCAGCTTGTCCAGCAGCACAAAACCGCAGTCTGGATTCAGCTTGCGAACAATGGCAGTTGCCACACGCAATTGTTCCGAACCGCTCATGCTGTCCCACTGTTTGCCGTGATACTGCAACGCACCGTTTTCCACCGTCAGCCCTTCTAGCGGCAGGTCAGCGGATTGCAGCAAGTCTTGCTTTTCTTGCCGGAGTGCGGAAATCTGTTCGGTCAATGCTTCGTAATCCTGCCGATAGGTCTTGGCTTCTTCTTCGGCGTGTTCCTTGTTCAGGTTGTCCCGAATTTTCATGTTGATGGCATCTATTTCCGCAATGCTCTTTTCCAGTTCAGCGGTAGATTCGTCCTGCAAATCCTGTGCGGACATCTGTGCAATCCTTGCATTCTGTTCTGCCTGTTCCAGTCGTTTTTTGGCTGCGTCATAGGCTGCCTGTGCAGCAGTGAGTTCCTGTGCATACTGAACGGCATGCTCTCGCTTTCGCTGATTTTCGCCGTTTCGTGCCAGTATCGCTTGCTGTTTTGCAAGGAGTTCTGATGCAGAAACAGGCGTACTGGGGACATTCTCCCAGCATTGCAACTCTGAAGCGTACTTTTGTTTCTGGTCTGCGATTCTGCCGATGGCGGTTCTCTGGTTGTACAGGCGGCTTTCTTCTGCTTCCAGCTGTGCGAGTTGGTCGCCAATGCCAATGATTTGCAGCAGAATTGCCGCCTTTTCCTTGTCGGATGCATGCATAAACTTTGGCAAGTCCAGTGCTAACGCAGACAGAAACGAGTTTAGCAGCTGCTGTCCTGCCTTGTTCCCGTGTGGGTCGATGACTTTCAGGCTGCTGTTCTTGCCCTTTCGCTCCACAATCAGCCCGTTGGACAACTCTACATGCAAGATGGGGTCAGTGTATGCTCCATC